CCATTTTTACCTCAACAGCCCACGGTATACCATGGACCCAAATCTATCTTTAGAAATTCCGTCGAATCCAACAGTCATATCAATGTGTCGCACTGACAAAACTCCTTCATCTAATGTTGCATCCATACTAATTAGCACGTTTTCTAATTCTTCGTCAACATAAACTGAATCATATGGATCTCTGTCTTCGTACGCGTCTGGTCTATATACTGTTTCAGAAACATATACTTCTTGTAGATAGCCGTCTGCTGTGTTTGGTATGGCGACGTCTTCATACAACGCTATCGCGCCTTTTGTTGTTTCTGTTACGCTATAAGAAAATTCAATAGGATCTGTTATATCGCCACTTAACGATCCAGGTTTTTTATCATCAACAGCAAATGTTTCTTTTCCGTATATTTCATCTCTTATATTAAAAGGTTCTATAATCCCATTATATATATTTTCGTTTGAATATGACGGTGACTTTGATGTTTCAGGAAACATTCCTAGCGGTGCGCTACTTCTTACGAATTCAATCGCGTTGAATTTTTGCAATTCTGTAAAAACTGTGTCTGGATTGAATTCTTGACCGTAGCCATATGATTCCATTGGCAACCTAAAACTAAATTCTTGTCTTATTCCACCATCAGGAAATGTCACTGTTACTTGAGGCTTTGCGGTGTAACTTAATGCTATAGACTGGTATTTTTTAAAGTTGTTTTGATATTCAACAGGAATTGGAACGTTTCCGGAATAATTTAAAAACCCTGTTAAATCTAAAGCCGGCTTTATTTTATCAAAAAATATATCCTTTAATTCCTGTGTGGCTTCTAATACGTCGCCATCCGGAAGTATGAATCCTAGCAAATTATCTGTTGTTGGCACAGTATGCTCTAAACTAGCTTTAAATTTTGACTTAATTAATTTATCTGTATCTAAAAAATACGCGTTTGATTGGAAATCCTCTATTGCGAAAACCGTCCTATTACTAGCGCTACCATCGTCGACACGGTATGTTAACACACTTTTTAAATCTGACTGTCGTCCTAGTACAGGAAGCATACTTCTTTTAGCCAACAAATTATTCGTTATATAACCTTGAGAATATGCTTCACCGGGTAATGACCCCAATGTTGCGGCTGTTTTTTGACCTGTAGCGCCAGACTTACGACGACTAGCATCTGAATAATATTTTCTTGTTAATGTTGGATCTGCCATGAAGACACCTTATAATTTAAATTTGAGTTATCTACTAATTGGAGCTAGGAAATCGATATCGAAAGTTGCCGCTAATCTTCTACTTAAGTCTATATGTACATCAGCTTGTTGATATTGTAATTTATGCCTTTCTAAAACATGACTCTCTATAACGAAATTAATCCCTAAAAATTCGGTAGTTGAAGGAATCAGTTTTTCTATCATTGAAGAAAAGTTTGAATCAAACCATTTAAAAAATTCGAAGTAATTTTTAAAATCAACCTTGTCTTCTAATCGATTAAAGTATTTGTCTGCCATCGCATCTAAATCCGGATAATTTATAGCATACAACATTTCTGGGGATCCGATCGAATTATTTAAGAAAAATAAATCTGATATTAGACTTGATATATCTTCATTAAGCGCTTGCGCTACCGACGCCTCTATTGAAAATCTTTTATCATCTGTGTTAACTTCCCGAGGATCGATTCTTGTTAAAGTGCCATGATGAGCTGAATGCGCTGCTGCTGTATCTTCATCTTCGAATGACCTGACTCTTATCTTGTTACTAACAGTCGGATTATCCCAGTTTGTTTCTAAAACACTATAATTTACAAATGCCGGTGAAATTATTTGAGCTGATGTCACAGCGTTTGAGATCCCTAAATTGTACGCGTTTCTACTTAAATCTATTATTTTGGCAACCCCAGATGCATCTGATGATGTATTACTATTAATAACATCTCCTATCATCCTTAATCTTTCCCAAGATCCAGAATTTACGCTTATTTGCCCAGACGAGATATTAATTATAGGGTTAACGTGAGACCCTGTAACGCCTAATGATGGATGATCTACTTTTAAAAACGGAGAATTAACGATTGGATCTGATGACCCTATAGAAAAAGGATTTAGTGCATGATCTTTAATCTCGTTTTTATTTAACGCTTTTGACCAAAACCTTAAAGAACTAATCGATCCGTTGAAATTAGTTGGTATAGAGCTACCTAAATGCTTATTTTGATACCCGGCGTAATTCCCAAAAGACAAAAAAGGAATATCGTCCTCAGTCCGATCGTCAGCAGGAGCTGAACTTGCTCCTGGAGTACTCATATATGATTTAAGCGGATGTGTGTCTGTTAGAGCGTAATAAGACGATGTTGATTTGCTAGTATATACTCTAGAACCGTTTGCGTTTGTTGCGGACAAAGTCATAAGTGCTTTATCTGTAGCGATCTTCGAACTCACCGCAATATGCCAATAATCTCCTTCATACATGTTTATCGAAGGCAACTCTAAATCAATTGCGGTATCTGATCCTGATGTTGACATTAAAACTTTAACCTTGTACTCTTCTGGATAATAGCTGCTTCCGGAATATGCTAAAACATTCATGAATGGAGACGTGGTACCATCTGATGCCGATAAATCTAGTCTTACTAAACTCTGTGTTGCATATGATGTTGTCTTGTTAAGCTTATACCTACCCTCAAAAGTCCAAGAACCAGAAGTCAAAGGTACTTGTCTAGGATGTGCTGTCCAATCGTTACCAGATATGTTATAAGTCGGTAATTGTTCTCCATGTGCAGATGGATATCCAGGTGCCCAGCGATATGCTAACAGGTTTGAAGACGACATATGCATTAACGAGCTAGTCGTAAAGTTAATAAAGTTTAATGCTTTCTTTTTTTCTTTTCTTGCGTTCTGTATTGTTCTTGTTGGGCTATTTCCGTATTCTCTTATTCTAAAGTTAGAATCAGCATCGATACCAAAAGAATTTAACATCATCCTTATCGATGAGATTGTCCCTTTAGCGCGGTTAATACTAGGTATTTCGGTTGTTACTCTTCTCCAGATAGAATGAAGCAAGTCTTTTAAAGACTTTTCTGCATACACGTTGTCTTTGTTTAAATTTCTTCCTAAATGAAATTGTTCTGGCGTCGCTTCTGAAAACATGTTTGGTAAATCATACCCATACTGTTTTGCGACCTGTTTAATTGCCTGACTTGGAATTCCGTTTATATCCTTATAATTCAAAGACTTAATATCTTTAACTGAATCTATATGTAGTTTTATATCATCGAAAAATGCAGCCCACATAAACAAAAAGTGAGCTATGATTTGGCTTGATGGCATTTTTCCGCCACCAGGCACAGACACTGATGACGTGTATTCAGGTAATATTGATGCATCAACTGGCTGTACGGTATCTGCCTCTATATAATGTTTTGGAACTAACTTTATAATGTAATTAGGATTAATAACATCATAATTACTAGCGGTTGTTAAAAGTGAAACATTCTGAGCAGTTAAAGCAGGATAATCTGGAAACAATACTGGATTAAATTCTGGGTTTTCGTTTCTAATTGGGAGGGGATGCTCAACTACCCTGGTGGTTGCGCCGGTTTCGCTATAATTCGTTATATAACCGTGCAATCCATTTCCACTAGAATCTAAAACCAAATTACTGCTGTTATATGATCCAGTTGGCTCGTTGAATCTAAGATATAACCCTAAGCCTTCTGTTTCTTCAGCTGAATATGCTATTGATGAAGATATAACGTTGTGTTTTTTAGGATAAGTCCAAAACCTTAATTCATCGACAGAACCAGTGAGCGGTTCCTCTGCCCAAAAAACACTATTTTCAAATGGATATAATCCTGTCGAGCCGGTGACTTGATTTGATCCGGATCCTATCAAAATGTCTGATAATATGAAATTTAAGTTATTAATTTCTAAGCTATTTGTACTAGTATCAGCCAGCACGCCGTCTTTTAAAATGCTTAGTGTGTTTGTTAATGATTTGTCAAACACCGTGGCAATATGACTAAATTCTCCCTTGGTTACTGAAGCCGACGTGTGAAGTGTATATACGTTATTGTCTGAACCACTCGATAAAAATGAATGAACTTCAATAGTTGGTGATGAAATTAATGACTGTGATAAAGCTAAGGTTATTCCAGTGTTGCCATCTGATGATAGCTTCTGAAATATAACCTGGTTCTTTGTGTTAAAAGACCCTGTAGGCGGATGTATAAAGCACTCTAAGGTATAACCTGCGTCGGACGTCCCTTTTCCTAATATAGATTGAAGCGTGTTTTTTTTAGCTAAATCCGGAAAAAGATACCCCTGACTGTCTTTTATTGATATAAATTCTGAAGAATTAAAATTCAAATATCCAACATACTTTGGAAATATATCTAAAACATGCTTTTCCCATCCGTTTAAAGCACTAATAAATTCTGAAACCTCTGCAGCTGATCCATCATAAGGGAAATGGTTTATTAACCGTTCGTATGCTGCGTTAACTTTTACTTCTGCAGAATGAAAGAACGTGTGATTTGCAAAATCTGACCAGTCTATTAGTAATTGCTGAGTTGATCTGATTCCAACATCTGGATTGTCATATTCCCAATTTAATCCCGCTTCCGTACTCGGATAATCTTTTTTAAGATCATTTCTGGTTAACGACTTATTCTTTATAGACGCATTATCAGAGTTGTCTATAGGAAGTTTTGTAAATAGTGATTGGTTACTGCTCATTATGATTCAACCCTAAAACTAGTTTTTGTTTCGTATATAAAATATTGCTGTCCTAATTTAACTTTAATATCTACAGTATATGCTCTACCGACCGGCAAGCCGGTGGTTGAAAATTCAAAATGCATACCATTAATATCTGTTGAAACCCGGGTTGAATTATTTGTTTCATTAAAAGGTATTACTTTTTGGCCGGTTTTTAAATCTCTTATTTGATAATATGCTTCATTAACTTTTAATGACTTTAAAGAATAATTCTTTCTAACTGGATTATGCGCAATTTTATCGTCTCGCAAAAACAACTCTATCTTATGAGTTTCGTCAATTTTATAATCTTTTCTGAGATTTGTAACGGAAAACTTATATTGCGGCCTAGAAGTTCCTACATTAACATTCGAACTATTGACGTTAAATGATCCTGTATAAAAAGTTACTCTTTCGTCTGCATCCATCCATCTTTCATACATTCTTAAAGACCCGGATGTGTTTATATGTTCATCAAACCCTGCAGATGCTCCTACAGTTTCAGTAACGAACCTATCAAAGCTAATAGATGCTGTATAAACGCCTAGAAGGTATTTATTAGCAGGATCATACTGCCCTCCAGATGCTGTCACAGCATACGACCCTGTATGGAAAATAACACTAAGAACATCTGATCCTGTCATATTTGTGTTATTTGATCCGGATAATAAATTCGAATATGCTCCTAGAGTTTTGTTTTCTAAAAATAGTGATCCTGTCGTGTTAAAAACTAGACGATCTCGAGCATCGTTCTTGTGATCATCATATGCGATAACTATCGAAGGCCTCAAATAGGGATCTCGTGTATGCCTAGATGCAAATCTTTTAACAAATCTAGATTTTGAATCGGTCTCTTCGGATCCTGAAAATGCAATTAAAAATCCTTGATCTGGTAAAAAGCCAGCCATAGTAGCAGAAAGCTGTGTTGTTATATCTACGAATAAATCTTCGTGTCCTTTTTCAAAGTACTGAGTTGAATACAAGAATTCTGAGCTACCTCCGGCTATTGATCCTGAAGCTATAACATCTATATCTGATGCATTTAGATATCCTTCTGATTTAGCGCCTTGGGTGTTCCACAAAACTTCCGCTCCCGCAGTATAGCTAGCGGTCATCCAATTCGATCGTCCTAAATCGTTAAATGAATATATGTCTGTTCCTCTACCCTCATCCCAGCTTTGTGATAGTGGATATACTATAGTATTAAAATCTTTGGGCGCTATTTGAGAGCCGTTAATATCTTTTAGGCTTAAATAAGCTTTAAAACCGTCTAATTCAGCATATGGCCTTATTGATCTAGAAATTGCTGTTGTATTAAAAGCAATCAATATTCTAGAAAACTCAGTTGGTGCATCATAAGATCCAGTATAACCTGAGAAACTAGTCTCGTCATACAACTTAAATAAATCTAGTGTAGAAGCCTGTCCTACGTTTGCGTCTGATGCTGACAATGATGTAGATATTATCTTGTTTGTAATATAATTGTCTTTTGATGCTGAGAATATAAGATACATTAGATGTTCACCGTAATATCGAATTCTGGATGCTTCATTTCGAATATAGCGTTTTGAGGAATAAAAAACATTCCATTAGATTTAACTAAATCAAAATTATATATTGTATCCGAATATTGACGATCCAAAATGGTTCCTGTTTGACTTACGAAATTAACACTGTCAAGTGCTTGAACTCCGTTTATATTAAGTATTAAATTAATTATTTCTGACTCTATTATTGGCATGCCGATATCGAAATTACTAATATTAAATTTTTCTATTAACTCATTTATTAAAGAATTTGCTACATCCGTTGAATTGACGCCAGGACGCACTATTATATTAATTATTAGCTTAAAATTAATTATATCAGCGTCTAATATGTCTAATGCTGATGATATTAACCTAAACTCGTTTAAATAAGTCGACAAGTTTTGTTTTAAAGCATCTGGCGCGTTTGTCAATTTCCCAAAACGATCTCGAGAAATAACGTGAAGAATACTAGCCAATGGATTGTTAGGGTTATTAACGATACTAGCGCGAAATAATCTACCAAATTCAGCTGGCAATGTATACAGTCTAGCCAATAAGTCTTGTCTAGTCACTATTCTATTTTGCATACTTCTAGAAGCCGGTATCATTGACTTAAGCTCCGCTAGACTTGGAGCATTAGCACCTCCAGTTGCAGCAGCAAAGTTTTTAACATCGATGCTGTTGATAACTGAATTCCTATTTGTTATTGAGCATGAAGGAGGAAACAGTATATCTAATCCAACGACCCCTCGTGCGGAATCGACCGGCACATTATGCGATGCTCCACCACCATATCGATAATTAACCGTTATAACCGTGTTTTTAGGATATACCCCTAGAGCTCTAGACTTTAAAATAGCGTTAGGATCTATACTAAACTTGGTTAATGTTGTTTTCCCGAATAAAGGCAAAGCCATTTCAGAAGGATCAGGGATAATATCATCGTTTAAACTAGTTGGAGATCCGGAACCAAATTGTATTGTAGAAGATCTTGTCTGCAGGCTCTGTGATACGATATATCTTCTCTCAGCATTTAAAACCTGCAGATTAAACCGTACTCCATCCATAGAATATTTGTCATTTGCAACTGCTTTGAAAACTGTGTCTTGCGATAAACTTTCTACTTCATAATATTCGTTACCGTCTGTATCATATACCCCATCGATAGAATTCACTGAAGAATTAGAAAGTTGTATCTCCCTAAATGGTACATCAGAGTTTGGTATAGTAGTGTTTTCAGAAACAGACTTGCCAGATATACATAACCCCTCACGTATCATGAAAAATGATTCTGGTATTCCATTTCTTCTATTTGAGCTTAGTATTTCTGCCGCATAATTACCATCTAAATCTGTTTCTGAAAAGTCTAAATCATGTGTTAATTCAAAATTGATGCCCGCTGCGGTTGAAACCTGCGTTCCTTTTTTAAATATTGGCAGAGTAGAAGAATCTGGTACATAATCTCCTGATATCCCAATAGTCGCTGGTGCTTTTATGTAAAAGCTAATATTTAAAGTGGCTGGACTGGCTCCAGATATACGTACTCCTGCTGTTTTCAAATGCTGTTCTATATTAGCAGTTTCAACGACTGTTTCATAATTTAATTCATTAAATTGATGATCTAGATAATACGCCATAGAATCGCCAACATACGCTGCCATTTCTAAAAACAAACCCCCTAAAGAAGCCTCGGAAAAATCTTGAATATTATTTGGAAAATATATTTTTGCATGATTTAATAATTCATTTCTGAATCCGACAAAATCTTTAGCTAAATAACTTCTCTGTAATTTACTATCTGCCATTTTCAAACCCCCATAGGTAAGATTAATTGTAAGCCCCTAGTTCCGGAACCTAATTGCGCAACCGTATATGATATCCGCACTAGTAAAGCTCCCGCAGGATACCCTTCCGTATCTGTCGATGCATCAAGCATTGATGGCGGAAGAATAGTTGTGGTAAAATCAACCAATGTAACAAACGGCATAAATTTTGAAACCGCTCCAGATATCTTAGCCATCATCTCTATTTCCGCATCTTCTTTGTTCGGTGCATCATATTGTACTCTTTTTAAATTAGTTCCAAACTCAGGATTCCCTAGCCGTTCACCTTTATTTGTAGCTATTAAATTTCTCAAATTATCTGTTATTTGATCTTCTAACCTATAGTGCATTTTAAATAAATCACCGTTATTGAGCTCGAGCGGAGTCTGGATACCGATAGGCAACAGCTGAATCTCTTCTGTATTTTGTGATTCGTTGTACGCAGCTATTTTGGAACCAACCGATTTAAATGTAACAGTTGTACTAGTACTTAAGTTTTTTGCAGTTGACATATTTTATACTCCAATTCATAATTATGATCTTATTAAAAATATATACAATATTTATCACATAAGCTTTTGTGCAACCACAGCTCCTAAACCGCCGTCGATCGCAATTCCGGCGCCATTAAAAATTGATAACTGAAATGCAGCATGAATTAAACTCGCCATTACTTCAGCGCAAAAACCGCTATCTTTCCCAGCAAGCCCAGCAGCAACTACCGGTTGTAATATCGGAGGCGCAGCCATTAATGTTGCCCCAGTAGCCATATGACCAATAGATGATTGAAACATGGTGAAACTAGTATTGACGTATAACTGAATTGCTATAGCCATTAAACTTAACGTTGGATCTCCCGCGGAAAACTGCCCTTTTATTCCTAACTCGAGTGCCGATCGTGCTGATATTTTGACAAATGGAGGCATTTTAACCCCTAACATAGCGCCTTGACCTGTAGATGGCAATGGAGTTGGTACAACAGGAATTAACATTGGACCGGGGAGCATTAATATTTCTGCCTTACTTGAGTAATCTATAATAGCGCTAGCTAATTTAACTGCAACGTCATCTGCCTCACCGCCAGCTTCAAAAATTAATTTTATGTCGGATTCTAAGTCGCTCGAACTTAACGACATTACTTTGTCTTCCCAACTTTCGATAGAGTATCACCAGTAGATTTTTTAGCATCTCCGGTACCTCCGTCAAATCCGGTGAAACCGACTGGGGTGCCTGAGGGTCCTACACCTGTTGGATGAATGTGTGCATCAAATTTCGTTAAAATCCACTGTCCCATCGCATCAAAATAATTATCTAATAGTAGTTTTAGACTGTCTCCTAAAACTAATGATTCAGTTGCTCCGGCTCCAATGAAAACTTGATTTCCAGACCCGTTTGCCTCCTCTCGACCCGTACCTATAACTATCGTCGGACCATCGATCATAATTGTACCGTCTGGTTGTAATGCAATTACAGCGGCGCCATTTCCGTCTGTTGCAGAATGACCGTCGCTACCTCTTGTTCCTTCTTTTACAATTTTTATTGATCCATTAACATCGACAGCTTTGGTGTCTTTGATATCAGCATGCTCGGCTGCTACGTGTCTGCGTGCGATTAGCCTAATCTCGTCTGACTTTAAAACGATTGCTGCTCCTTCGATATTGAACGGTACGTCGCCAATTGCCGCGGTGATAACAGCTGGTATTTTAGGATAGTTCGATTTGAGCGAAAAGTTTTCATCGACCTTTGTTTTAGAAGAAACATATATACGACTAGCGTCACAGAAAAAATCCGGATCCCCTTCGGATCGATTGTTTAGCTCTGCAATTTCATTTGCGAGTGGATCTTTATCAACCTCTTCTTCTCCCATAGCATTTTGAATAACTGGTGGAGCCGTGCGGGAAGGTACATCTCCTGTAGCAGACTCAGATGTTGATTTTAAAGGATGATATCTTCCTCTACCAGTTACTAAATCAATAGTACCAGTATATCGTTCTGGAACGTCTAACGCGGATGAAGGAGTCGCTAGATCGATAGGATCTTCTTTTTTAAATCCTCGGTCAGACCCTAGAGATATTAAAGTGTTATTTGACCCCTGAAATACTAAATCTCCAGGCCGCTTTTTAAATCTCGGAACTACCTCAGATACTATTTTTCGGTTTTCTTTGAGCTTATTAATATACTCATCTTCATCATCTTTAAACACAGACTTAATAGAACTAACTATTCGAGGCAGAATACTTTTCTCGGTTTTTGCACGATCATGCTGTGCCGCGGTATCGTCGTTAAATTGATCGGCTCCAACTTCGCGATCCGGATATACTACCGATAAATCGTCGACGGTCGAATCGTAATTTTTGCGAGAAACCCAATATGTTTGTCCAGCTAATGTTAATGTCCACACGTGATCACCGACGTTAATTGGAAGTAACAGATGTGGAGGGAAAAGAGGATAAGCAATCTCTTGCCTTTTTTGCTTGCCTGACGATAATACTCGAATTATTGCCGAATTATGAGGTGCTTTTAAATACATTTCTGAATTGATACTGGTATCTAAATCTCCTTGCTTGATTCTTTCATCTAACTCGGTTCTGACGACATCGATTATGATTTCTTCAACAAAAGCCTCTGTAAATATTTGATTCTGTCTAGACATACGCTAATCTTGTATTTGCTTAAACAAATCTTCAGAGTTAATTGATGATGATCTTTCTTCTTCTTTCGAGATTATTTCTGCCAATTTTATCAATTGATCGTTAGCTTTATTCATTCTTTCGATATATTTTGATATTTGAGACCCTAACTGTATATGATCGTTAATTCCGCCAGTCATAGCTGTATATGCATCGGTGAATAACATATATGCATTCATCCTGTCTATAAATGCGTTCTCATATATCTCTTTCCACAACTGCTTCTTTTTCCCTTCTAGGTTCTCTATAGAATCGATTAAGCTTTCAAAAGACTTAACTTTAACCTTAATATCTTCGTACGTTATTTCTGCAGTTTTAGACATGTTAATAATCTCCTAAAATATATCGTATTTTTTATCTGGCCCTACTAAGTCCCTATAAATTTTCCGCAAAGAAGACATACAAACAGATAATTGCTTTGAATTCAACCCTGATATCTCTCTTACATATACGAATATTGCTCTTTTATTTAAATAATCTAACTGATCTATGTTTCCAAAAACTTGCAATATTGCATCAATACACTTTTTTTCAGAATTGTTTTTAGCTTTGTTCTTAATCTCGTTTAGCAATTCTTTCATTGCTTCAACGTTCTCTTTGTGAACTATATTATGTCCAGGCGGAGGTGCAATCTGATATGCCTCTACAGCATACTTGTCAGCTATAGACAAACTTGTGTCATCGATATATACCAACCTATCAGTACGCTTCTTTCTTCTTCTAGACTGAATTATTAACCAGTTTTTAGCGACAACGTTAAAATAAGAAAATGCGTTCTTTCCTAAATCATGATTGAATTTGTGTAAATTTTCGTACAAATTAATAACGCAATCCTGCTTAAGAACACTAACATCCGGATGCTGCTTGTGAAAACCATATACGAATATTAAGTTCTCGCTAAGCTTATTAAGAGCCGGTTGGATATCTTTTTCGTATATAGCCGCCCTGAAATCTTCATCAGTAGAATTAACGTACTCTTTTATTGCTGCTTGGGTGTCTTTAGTGAAATAAGGCTTTTTGCCTGAAGACGGTCTTTTTATTTTTTTTATTTTTTTAATCTTCTTCACTTTGTTCCTCTTCGATTTTCGCTATATTGTTTGCAACGTACAGTATTGAATCCTTACACACTTTCATACTATCAATAACCTGTCTTACCTGTGGTGAATCAAAGAAAATAGGTATCTCTAAAACTTTTGATATATTCGAATATTGATCATCTAATATACCTAAGCACTCGGTCATAGAATCTTCTACTTCTATAATTATTATTGCGAATTTATAATTATACCGTAAAGATATTAATAGTGCAATAAAACATACTCCTAGTAAAACCCAAGGAATTAAATAACTCATAAATTGTCCAGCATTTTATCGTATTCACAACAAATAGTTTCAAAATTCAAGTCTTTTTGAATGTTCAAACTTAATTGCTGTGCTTTCTTTCTATAGTACTGTTCATTTTTATATAACGCTTTAAGCTTTTTAGTAAAGTCCTTTGAATAAGCTTGTGCCCATTGAGCGCCAGGAACGAAAATATTACCATCGATTTTTGCGCTAGGAACAGGAATCAACTTTTTATCAACTGCCAACCATTCGCCTTTATCTAAAAAATCTTTGTGACCTGACCAATTAGTGGCTATCACTGGAAGACCCGCGACTGCAGCCTCCAACAGTGGTAATCCAAACCCTTCTCCGCGCGTTGCAGAAATTAAACCAATTATTTTTTTTGACTTGTACAAACTTGCAACTTCAGTTTCTGTCATTGCTCCATGGAGCAAATATACTTTTGCTTTGCAGTCTTTAGGCCTGATTTTATTAATATAATTTCCTAAATGTCTTTTCGTTACGCGACGATCCATTTTACAATTAGTACCGCTATTCGTTTTTATAAACAAACCCACGTCTGTGTCTTTAAAAGACTCCATATACCATTTGATTGTATCTAACGTGTTTTTTCTATCCATTGTTGAATCGGTTCCGGTGATTTGACCGAATAATAAAAAGTTTTTTTCGGTTTTAACATTTTCTATTTCAGCTAATCCAATCGGATCCTCTGCGCATGCTTTATAGTAAGTTTCGCTAATAACCTTTGGAGTTTCGAAACCGCAATTTATAAAAGTATTAGCCGTGAAAGTTGATGGCACAATAACTATGTCCATTTTCTGGCATGCTTCAACCCACCCTCTAGAGCATATGTTGGTTTCAACACCAGCAGTTATACCTATGTTCTTTTGACATAAGTTTGAATCCCATTCGTTTGGAAGCTGAATCTGGATTGACACGTCTGGCATCGTGGCCGGTGGTGTCGTACGACTCATTATTTCCCCGATTAACCCATCACAGCTAGCCGCATTAACGTACCATGGCGTCATTCCCCACGAAGTACATTCAGCATATATTTTATGTCCACGATCAAGGGCCCAAGCAAATATCTGTCGTGAATGTACCCCGTATCCGGACTGTGTCAACAAAGGACCTCTTATCAATATATTAGCCATTATAATTCCTCTACTGTATATCTATCGTAATTTTCTTTCCAATTTTCGATAGTATTGATCATTGTATCATGCCAAGCATCGACCGTCCCTTGATAAGAAAACTCAGAATCTGCATATGCTTTGGCTTTTTTACCTAACTCTTTTCGGCCTTCAGGACCTAAATCCCACATACTAAATATTTTTTCTGAAATAGTCTCGGCTGTAGTATAATCTTCGTAAATATAAGGTACTGACTGACTTCCGACCAGTGACTGCAGCTCTATAGGCAGTGCAAATCCGTTTTCGGACCCGTCACGATGATCTACCACTTGTCGTGTTTGGCCGCCAGTACATGGTGCGATAATAGGAGTCTCCGTCATCATTGACTCTAATGTAGAAAGACCAAACCCTTCGGCATAAGATATGTTAATAACAAAATCCGATATATTATGATAAGCGTTCATTTGATCAAACCCTATTCTCTCTGTAGAAAAAACAACGTTATCCTTTATTCCTAAATGCTCAACTATTGCAAACAAATTTGGTCCCTCTTTATCTAATGGATCTGTATGCATTATAAGCGTAGCTTTTTTGTGACCAGAGTCAATCTGCAATTTATCAAGGAACAATTTCCATGACCACAACAAATCTCCAGGACGCTTGCGTCTTGCGTTTCTATTAACCCAAAATCCAACAAAATGATCAGCTCTTTCTTTACCTAAAACTTGAACCTTCCAATCAATCTTTTGCTGCTCCGGTGCTGGAAAGAACAGGTCTGGTGGAATTGCATGAGGGACAAAATTTGTTTTTTCAGGATGGTGTTCAGCTAGCTGCTTATATGTATGATGACTATGACAGTTAATCAAATCTGTTGATTCATAAAACGGATCATTATATTCAGGATACGGTTTGTTATCCCAAACATGCCACCAAACTAATGGACAAACTTGATGTATTTCATCTTCCATTTCAAATAACCAATAAAAGAACCTAGGATCAGTAAATATAAATACTATATCTGGCTTCTCTACAGCTAATGCCAAACGTAACATTTCTTTTGAACCGAAACCATCGATTGGCTTAATTATAAAGTCTGGAGACACTGTGACGATATCATAATTATCGTGCTTCATTGCAGCGCCAAACTGTCTGACAGACCAACAACCTTTTTCGACGAGTCCGTTTATTAAGTGCCTAGATTGTGTCCCTACTCCACTAGTTGATAATGCGTGATCACTCAACATTAAGATTTTATATTTTTTACCAGCCTTTTCCATTACAATGCTCCGTACCTTTATATGGACAAAATGTGCAGTTATTATAATTCTTTAACTTGACGCCGTTTTGTACATTTGTAATCATTTTTTTAACTAAAGTGTTTGTTTTTTCTAAAAATTTAGGTGTTGCTGCAACCTCAAGAAGCTCGCATGTTTTCCCAGGCTTTGCGCCCCTTTTTAAGAAAACATATCCAGCCTTAATATCTTTTACAGGAATACCAAATTTACTAGCCCAATAATTCTTATAAAGCCCGACCTGTGCCAAACTTAAAAATTCTTTTTTCTTTTTATAAAACCAACCAGTCTTTCCAGTCGTCTTCCAATCGATAATCCAATATTCTACCTTGTCAGACCCAGGTTTTTTTGGCTTGGCGATCACACAATCAATAAACCCCTTGAACTTAAGATCTTCATTCAAAGGCTCATACAATTCAACCTCAGCTGATATAGGCTCCCAACCTGGAAACGTTTCATTCATAAACAACTCAAAATCGCCTATGATGTTTTTGGCTGAACTCTTATAGTCATCCAATGATTCGTGTGTATATTTCCAGCCGTTAGATGCTCTATCCTCTTCGACTCCTTTAATATATTCCGGTGTGTCATACCCGCCTTTATCCCAAATCTCGTCTAATTTTTTATTAATATCATCTAGATCGAAAGCTTTTCCGTTTAAAAACTCTTCAATTGCGTTATGAATCGTTGTACCGAAATCTGCGTAAGGATTATCGTTATATGTATTGATTTTTTCAACATACATTAAGTAATGTCGAAATGGACATTCAGCCCATGCTTTTACTTCCGAAAAGGATATATGCCCTTTTCCTGTTGGAAATGCTTTGGCAGCCATGATGTTTGCTCCTTACAGCTATGATACACTGCAGTGATAAAAAGTTAAATATTGTTAGTTATGTACGCTGATGGAGATATGTTCATCATTTTAGACCGTGCCGTCTTCTCTACCATTTCAAAATCGCTATGATACATGTCTTTAACCAGCAACTTTAAGTTATATTTTGGCTTCCACCCTAAAACAGCATGAGCCTTAGAAGGGTCCCCTAATAACAACGGTACCTCATGAGGACGAAACAGTCTTTCGTCTATCTCTACGTGATCTTCAACATTTAAATCAGCTAGTTTAAAAACTAAATCTAAAAACTCTTTTACACTTTGAGTCTGCCCGGTAGCGATAACAAAATCTTCTGGTGTTGGTTGCTGCAGCATTAACCACATCGCCTCTACATAATCTTTTGCATGTCCCCAATCTCTTTTTGCCTCGAGGTTTCCTAAATATAATTTATCCTGTAATCCTAACTTGATCTTTGCTGCAGCCATTGTTATCTTTCGAGTAACGAATGTTTCCCCCCTTCTCGGAGACTCATGGTTAAACAGTATCCCGGAACAACAAAACATATTATATGATATCCTATAATTCCTTATAATGTTATGAGAAAACGTTTTTGCGCATGCGTATGGACTTGCAGGCATAAGAGCCGTCGACTCGCTCTGTGGGTGTTCTGGGTTATCCCCGAACATTTCTGATGACGACGCCTGATAAAATCTAGCGCCTGGCAGCATTTGTCTTGTTGCTTCGAGTAATCTAAGAGCTCCTAACGCCACAATATCAGCTGTTTCTTCTGGATTGTCAAAACTTACCCTAACATGACTTTGCGCAGCTAAATTATAAATTTCATCTGGCTTATACTTGTTTAATGTCTTATACATCCAATCTGTCGAATGCATCGATCCATATATCATTTTAAAATCTGGGTTGTTGTATAAATGATCAACCCTCTGTGTAGATATAATTGATGTACGTCGTTTTACCCCTACTACTTTATACCCTTTTTCTAAAAGTAGATCTGCAAGATAAGATCCGTCTTGACCGGTAATGCCGGTAATTAAAGCTGTTTTCTGTTTTTTAGTCATCTGATACTGCCCTTCCTTTCATTTTTTCCCAGTCTCTATTGGTCCTTATCTTGTTATTAAAAATCTCTACAGAAGCTAAGAAATGATTATCCGCATTGTTGTTATCTGCAAAAGCAATCATGGCAGCCAAATCCTTTGGAAAACAAATTCCGCCAAATCCACGGTCTCCATCCGGGCCAGGAACAGCTAAGTGACTCTTTCCAATCCTCTCATCATACAATGCATATTCACATACTTTGTCATAATCGACTCCGGAAGCTTCGCAAATCTCATACATTTGATTTGCAAACGTTACTTTTGTTGCAAGAAAACAGTTTGTGAAATATTTAACCATTTCAGCTGTTTCAGACTTAGTAACTACAATTGTTGCGTTTGGGAATGGCTTTTGGAACATCTCTTTAACTTGCTCAGATCCAAGTCCTCCGATTATAATCCGACTCTGGTTTTTAAAATCATCAAACGAATTAGCTTCTGTTAAAAACTCTGGACTAAAACACAAATTAATCCTAGGGTGTTTTTCTGATAATCTTTCTGTTGTTCCAGGCGGCACTGTTGATTTTATAACGACTGTTTTATTTTTTGCAATCTTTAAACCGTCTAAAATCGATGCGTATTTTGGCTGCTTACGGTAGTTCTGAATTGACGCGCATATTTTCTCTAATACGTCTTCTACTATTTTCGTATCGCATGAACCGTCTTTTCTCATTGGAGTAGGGACGCAAACGAATATAATGTCGCTATAACTTACCAGCTCGTTAAGATGATTTTTAGAATCTGGACCCATGTTTGAGCATTTTGACAAATCAATGTCATATCCCTTAACAGAATAAAAGTTTTTTAGCCCTTCTCTTATAGCAGACCCTACGAAGCCCTGACCTATAATTCCTATATTTGCCATTTTATCTCCTAGGAAAAGTTAACGTAATCTTTTAGTATTTTATCAATTTTTTTAATTGTTACCTCTAATTCGTACGCTATTTTTGATTGCTTAACAACCGCTGTCGGCTCGTGCTTTCCTTCTAGTGCATTAAATGCGCCGATAACATGATTCCTTATATCAATTATTTTTTTTATTTGATCCTGATTCATTGTTTCTCCAATATGAGTATATACCTTTGTTTATTTCGTATTCCATATACTTTACTGGCTTAGGTGTGATTTGTACAGCCCAATCCCAAGTTTCTTTAATTAAACTATAGATGTCTGTGTTATCGCTGAAGTCTAGCATGCTCTTTGCCTTATCATGGTTACACCACATATGTTTAACCTCATCCCTCGCCTCTAAATACTTTAATACCGGGCGGATATGTAGTCGCTCATGAGCTACATCCTGTACTATGTTAGCTAAATCATTAATTGATATGTCTTGATCAGCGCCGATATTAATCGTCTGTCCAGTGGTTTCGGTGTTCCATATCAAACTTTCGAAAGGCTCTAAATAATATTTTACGTCGCTAAATGCTCGTCGTTGTTGGCCATCGCCGTATATTGTCAGTTGCTCGCCTGCCATTGCCTGCCGGATCCATATCCCTGCAACGTTTCGATATCTATCCCATATGTTTTGATGAGGCCCAATAATGTTATGTGGTCTAATTATAGTATAATCCAAGCCAAACTGACTATACGCGTTTTTTAAGTCAAGTTCTATAGCGTATTTGGCTATCCCATATGGGTCTAATGGTAATGGTGTCATGTCTTCTGTAAAGGGGGGTTCTTGCGCGCCGTAGACATCCATGGAGCTAGAAAATATAAATTTATCGATATTGTTTTTTATACTCTCATTTATTAAGTTAACCGATGCCAATATATTGTTCTGATAGTTAAATCTTCTTATAAAAGGACTCAATCCTACTGCAGCATATGCCGCAAAATGATATATAACGTTAATGTCATTATCTTTAATAATACTGCCAACCGCTTCGTGATTTAATAAATCTACCTTATGAAACTTAGCTTCTGCTGGGACGTTTTCTATATAACCGCCCGATAAATTGTCAATTCCAAAAACTTTATGACCTTTATTAACCAGATGCTTTGCCATATGACTCCCTAAAAGTCCAGCTATGCCGGTGATTAAGATGTTTTTTCTTTTATACTCCGCGGACATTTGGATACTCCTTTGCAAACCAGCTGCATGTTTTTTCTAATCCAATACTTAAATCTGTATACTTAAAATCTGGAAATATTTCCCTGAATACCTCATTTGAACTAGGCTTCCTGTACTGTCCAGCAGGAAATGACGTATCCCACTGAATTAAATTATAATCATAATTAAAAATATTACAGATTGTTTTTGCTATAAAATTAATAGAATATTCCCCTGGATTGCCTACGTTTATTGGTTTTTCGTGGTCAACATTTAGCATTTTTATCAATATTCTTGCAATATCATCAGCGAAAGTAAATTCTCTTAACGGCTTGCCAGTCCCCCATAGAACGACCTCAGGACCATAATATTTGGCTTCATATATTTTTCTAATCATTGCTGGAATAACATGACTGTCGAACAAGCCGAAATTATCATTAGTTCCATAAAGATTATTTGGTATCATCGTCATGAATTTTAGGCCGTATTGACTGCGTATTGCGCGGCTTTGAATGTCTAACATCCTTTTGGCATATGCGTACCCGAAATTACTTTTATGCGGTTCTCCATCATGAATATGGTCTTCTGTTAATGGATATTTTATTTTATCCGGATAGACGCATGTTGATAAAAGAGAAATTACTTTTGTAATATTAGCGTTTTTTGCAGAATTTAGTACATTTGTGTTTATTAAAATATTGTCACAATAAAAATCAGCTATATAATCCGAATTGCTCTTTACCCCTCCAACACGAGCTGCTAAATGAATAACGGCGTCCGGACTGTGATCTATAAACATACTTTTCGTATCGTGTGATGATGTTAAATCGTAGTCTTTCGATCCGACTAGTATAATATCATGGTGTGTTTTATGCTTTGCAAAAGCAGAACCAACCATCCCTGTCCCTCCTGTAACTAAAACCTTCATGAATTATGTCCCTTTTAAATCGGTATATTTTGTTATTTTTTCTTTCCAGCCGTTAGTTTTATTCCAACCATGAATCCATTCCCTAGGATGATCGTCGGGCAGATTTGTTTCGTCATCATAAGTGTGCGCGAATAATGCTAGTTTCTGTTTAGATATTTCCTGCTTACGATATTGCCCGGGGTTATCTTTGTCGTACTCTCGATACGGGGTGAAAACGTATAGCTTTTCTATAATATTTAAACTTTTTGTTATGCTGACAACCTCCTTATGAACCTGTATATGATGATTGTGGCCATATTCGCCGGTAGGACCGTGTGTTACTATTTTTTTCCAGCTTTTTTCAGTAATCTTGCGTAACAAATCTTTAAAAATATCTCCTTTAATTGGATTGGTCCGAGTGTCTTCATATGACAACATAGAAGTTTTCACCCCTAAATAAGCAGGAAGCTTTTCGAGGAACATTGGGATCCTAAACAAGCTTAAATGGTCAGGAGTCACTATACATAATATGTCCCATGTACATTCTGAATCTATAAGAAAGTCTCCTGCGAAAATGCTCTCGTCGTCGGCATGCGCTACAATCATCAAACAATCGCTCATACGCATCTCTTTTGTAAGAACCATATATCCCATGTTGTGCCGCCATTAGACAATACAACATGCTTTAAATTGTCTAAAAAATTAATTGGTTTAAAATATGGAAATATCGTTGTGTCCATATCAATAGAATATGGCGGCACTTTAATTCTATCTCCGTGGAGTATATAAATGCCATTCGGCTTAAGCATCCGCAAAATGTTTTGAATATATATCCCTTGCTCTTGTTGATCAAGTTTCACGCCGTTCCAACCAAATACACCGAAATCCATTATAACATCAAAAAAAGACTTTATATGAGGATATATAGTTTCTGATTCTGAAACTTTACACTTCATTAAATAGTCGCATGCTATATAACTTGGCGGATTTGGATCCATTTGATAATACGTAATATTTTTATTTTCTATAAACCCTTGAGAATGGATATTATATTGCTCTACCCCGATATCAAGTATAACCGGTGCTTGTTCTTTATATAGAAAATTCCCGACGTCAGAATACACTTTTCTTTGAAAATTTTTGTCATAAGCCCGATTCCAAAATTCTAATGCTCCGTTCATTTTATGCCTTTATTGCCATAGGCAATTTGAAATTATATTCAATTCTTCTTCGGAAAGATCAGGGTTGTTTGGGACATATATACCATGCTGATGTACGAAATCAGCGTTTTTTAGGTTTGTTTGCCCATACCGTTCTATCCAAAAAGGCTGTTTTCCTATTGATCCACAAATCAAAGGTCGATGCTCAATATTTTTTTCTGATAGTCTTTTTTTTGTTTTTTTAGCGTCTAAGCTGAGTACTGGATATGCCATATTAGATATGAATGAGTAATTGCCTACGTCTAATGCCCAATTGCTAGTATCTTTGTTTTTCATATACATGAAATTCGAATGGCGCGATTGATTCATTGTATCAAGTCTTTTTAACTGCCCTAGACCTAAAAACGCCTGCAAATCAGTAGGCCTCATATTAAACCCTGGATAATAAAAAGTATACAACGCCCGGAAATCATCTATAGAATACTTTTTTCTTAAAAGCTGCTGGTTTTCTTCTAAAAGATCCCTATCCCATCCGTGACATCGTATTGACCTTAAAATCATCGATAATTCCGGATCATCTGTACAAATCATCCCGCCCTCTATCGTCGACATGTGGTGGCCATAATAAAACGAAAACGTACTTATATCTCCAAAACAGCCGGAATTTGTACCTTTATATACTGTTCCGACAGTTTCGCATGAATCTTCAATAATTAATATATTTTTTTCTTTGCATATTGATAATATTTCGCTATAATCATTACAAAATCCTAAAACGTTGCATGTCACTAGTAACCCTGGATCTTCTTCTTCAATTATTCTTTTTAGATGGTCTAAATCTAATCCGTAATTTACCAAATTGCAATCGCACAATATTGGCTCGAATCCTAACTGAATAGCTGGAGATACTGTTGTCGACCATGACACAGCTGGGAGAACAACCTTAAGATTTTTGAGTTTTCCGGAGAGCTTCATTGCATAAAAAGCTGCTAAATTAGCTGAAGATCCTGATGTGACAAATAAACTGTGATTTCGGCCTATATATTTAGACCATTCTTTTTCGAAAGAATCTGTTAAATTTCCTTTTGTCAGCCTAGGATCGGTTTTTAGCCAATCGCATAAATGATCGATTTCTTTTTTTGAAATTGTATTTTTTACTAATGGTATCATAAGTCTTCCATAGAATCTTCTAATAAATTAACATAACTATATTGACAGTCAGTAGAATCAAGCCAAAAGGTAGTGTTTGGACGCCATGATTGTTCAGACTCTATAACTAACTTATTATAATCTAGCTTAGCGTGCATGTACAAATCTTTAATATAATCGTTAACGTGGATTAACCTGCCAGATCCTATAATTTTTGTGGAAGTTGCTGTGATCGCCGATGAAGCTACGTATCTTGCATGCAATATTTCTCTATAATAATATGTACTTCCTATCTCTATTTTTTTGTTATTAATAAGACTATCAAATATTTTTCCAAACAAAAATGTTTCTGATCTGAATTTCGAATTAAAATTGAATGGATATAACGTTATTACATTTTCTCTTTTTTTTAGTGCAGTTGTTAATAATAATTTAGATTCTGTATAATAATTTTCTTTAAAATTATACGGAGTATTTAAATTTATAACGCCATTACACATATTCCATAGCTCTGCTGTAGAAAAACAAATTATTTTTTGAGCTGTCAATTTGTTAATAACAGACAATGTTTTATGTAAATTAACGTCATAGAATTCTGATTTAAAGCTTTTGTCGTTAGCTAGTGATGTTCTTTGCTCTGAAAAACAAATATATACTCTTTTCCACTTATGGCTAAAAACGTAATCCGGGATTAATCTTCCGGAAACTCTATGATAATTTGCCGGCATGTACTTTGCTATCTGGGATGATCCGCCGATGATTAAATCTGATCCAATGTTTGTTTCCATAAATGCAAAATCCTATTTTTTCTTTCAGTTAACCCAGATTGGATACTAAAGTTGTTTTGATTAATCATCTCTGAAAGATGTTCAAAAGAATCATAAAGGTTGACTCCAGGCATCCATTCTTCATCATACCAATCGCATTTTGATGACCAGTATTCAAACGATTCTTTAGATGCCCAGTTAGCTATATCGGGTATTGATTTATTCGTAAATTCTGGTCGTTGCAGCGGTTGCCGCTTGTCGATCTGCTGCCAACTCATTTCATTCATTATTTTATTAGGAAATTTAGTTTTTAAATCTTTTAAGAATGAGTGTGAAGGAAAGAAAAGAGGCACGCCGGCGTTGTACTGTTCGAAACAAGACATAACGCTATTATGATACGGAATATGAACTATCCCTTTATAAGAGTATATTTCGTCCCAAGACTTTCCGGAAAACCCTGATGCTAACTCTAATCCTTTTATTTTAGGAAGTTCGAATCGATCCTGTGTAGAATATATGCATTTGTTTTGATTTGGCCTATATTTCGCCGAGACATAATCGCATAAACTTGGTATTAATTTCCAAGAACTATCAGTTAATATCTCGTTATATTCTTTATCAACTCTATTGTTAGCTAATGGGATTATTTTCTTTGCTGCAATGTTGACCTTAAGAAAATCATAAAAAGCTTCAGAATATTTAGGTGAAAAATGAAATGGAACGTCAGATCTTATTGGCGCTTGAATTATAATAGGCTTATTAAAAAAACTATATATCAAAGAAAAGCTAGCTGGGTAAAAGCAAACAAACCCGTCGTACGTTTCTAGAACGTCTTTATATTTTTCTGCAAATGCATATGCCATTTCATGATTAAACGTATACCAGCTTTTATTGTTTAGAATTTCTGGTTCTCGTTGTTCCCAGCCCATTAATGGAGCGGCTCGAGAAATAGACCAAACGTCTAAAGAATGGCCCAAACTTTCAAAAATAGACTTTATATCGTTAATTCCAACATGACAATCAATAGCAAAAAATCGCATGTACTATATCTCCAATAGCTGGTTATATAAAAAGTTACATCGATGTTCAAAAGTATGTTTGCTCATCACAGTTTTATATCCATTTTCTCCAATTGTTTTTGCTAATGCCGGATTATCCTGTAGTATTTTTATTACCCCTATAAGCTCTTTCCCGGATTGGTATACTAAAAAGTCTGAGTCTAATTTGAAAAGCTTTTCTAAACCCGGGACGTAATTTGTTACTAGCGGAGTCTTACATGCTAAATTTTCAAATATTCTATAATTTAAATCGTCTGATATTGTTTGATTAAGCGATATTTTATATTGATTTAATCTTTTTATCATATCATTGCCGATTATATAATCAACTGTTACGTTATAATGCTGATTCATGAAATTAATCCATGGTTCTCTACTAGCTATAATAGAACCGCAAAATCCTAGGTCTATATTCCTTTCTATATCCTGCGGCTTATAATACCTAGTATCTACAGCATTAGGAAACCACATTGACTTTTCGCAAAACGAAAAGTGTTTAAGATACCCTTCTGTAGAATTTAAATGCAGATTAATTTTATTTTTCTTTGAAAACTCAACATGCTCTTTTAGAACGCAATGGCTGTCAATACTCCAAAATATTTTGTATTTATTTGTTTTAGATAAATCTGGGTGCCATCCAGTATCATAATTTTCCATACATAATATAACGTCTGTATCTGCTACCATTTTTTCTATTGGTGTTTCGTATGATTGGTGTCCTGGCCCCCAACATACAGCTTCAGCTCCGGAATTGTTTAACCAATACTCCATAGCGTTGCAAAGAAACAAATGGCGGTTTGCTTCTTTTCTTCCGTTCTCAGCAATAATTAATATTTTCATTTAAACTCCCTTGAAACACTCAATCCAGAAAACCAATAGTATAATCGATCATCCATATTTTCAATTTTATATCCGGCGTTTGTTACTCTTTGCCACATATCCCAATCTTCCCACATTCGTTTTCCATATTGTGGCCAAACTGTTCCCGGAATTAAATTCTCTTCAAACATTCCTAAATCTAAAAACATTTTCTTTTTTATCAGAACGCTAGCTCCGCATACGACATTTCTAGATTTGAGTGCTGCAGCTATCTTATCAGATGCAACTAGCGTGCCAGGAACAGCGGCTGAATCAGATATCTTGCCGTGAATATCTACATCGTAATGCAGAGTACCTAAAACATCTACTGGCTTTACTTTTAATCTTTTTTCTTGTAACTCTAATTTTTGCTCATGATAGCGATCGTCGACATCTAATAAACCGAAATATTCTATATCCTCACTTAAATTATTTACCCCAATATTTCTTGCTGGCCCGCATCCGCACTTTCTATTAACTAAAATTACCTTATGCTCGCCTTTATACGATTTTTTGATAGACTCAACTAGCTTATCAAATGTCGGTTCATAAAACCCGTTAATAACAAATATTACTTCGTCTGCAGATCTGGTCTGACTGTTTAAAGAATCAATGCACCTTGTTAATAGAGCATTATGGTGCTGTATTGTTGGAATATGAGTTGCAACAATTATGCCTATTTTCATATTACTGTCTCTAGTATATCTAAATAATTTTTAGCGCCGCATTCTAAACTATATTCTTTTTTAATAATTGACCTAGGGTTGTAATCATTATAATTTTCATTTAAATCTATAATAGCAGCTTTAAACGTTTCTAGATCGTATAAATTATTGTGTAGTTTAAGTTTGTATCCAAACAAATTTGCCCACTCTGTTGCAGATGACGTTGATATCTTACCTTTTAATTCGGGCAACCAATGATCAGACCAATCTAAAACTATACAAGGAATATTCATTGATAATATCTCGAGCAAAAAGTTTGGGTTTGATTCTTGCCTGGTTGCAACTATACAAAACCGGTGGCGCCTGCATGCTTCAAGTAAATCTTTATGGTCATATGACCCATATGAAATTTGTGAACTGGTAATTCCCATGTTAGCGCAAACAGAATGTATGCTGCTAGCATCTCTATTTTTACTATATATAAAACAGCCTTGCTTTTGTTTGAACTCTGATATTGTTGGCTGCCAAAATTCTGTGTCGATTCCCCATTGCCATAATTTCGTATTAACACTGGGATCGTAATATTGAAACGTTTTTTGCATCCACTCAGAACCTAAAATATAATTTCTGTTTTTATTATGATATCTCACTGAAAAATCATTAAATTTTGTATGATTAAGGACATTTGGTCCAGACAAATAAAATTTTTGATTTATTTGATGAGGCTGCAGATCTCCGGAAAAGTGCACTTTTGGAAATTTACTATTGTTATCGTTAGAAACAACTTCAATCCCTAGGCTTTCTAAACCCTTTAAAAGATTAAGTAGCGTAGTTGTAGGCCCATGGACTTTTGTCGTTGCTGGGTGGAATATATTTATACCTTTTAAACTCATAGCTTAACCTTTGATTCAGTGATGCCTTTTGTTACTATATGCGTATATAATACTAAATATATATATTTTGTACATATTTTGCTGATCTATGATCAACCTATATATTTCATTTTTATACGCTGAAATGGTTCTTGTCCTATATTTGTTCCGAAATCTAAAAAATACTTTATAATGCCTCCTTAAGCAAATCTAAATGTTCCTGTACAGTTTCTTCGTTTTCATTCCAAACCTGACCTATAAATTCTAAATCTTTTCTTGGCGTTGGAAATGGAACTTTTGCAAAAAACGGATCATGAGTATATGTTGTATACGAAACCCGGGGCCAAATAACTTCTCTTAAAAAGTTTTGATCAACCTGCCAAAAATCACCTTTATTATATTCCTTCATTAGCTGTAACATGTCTTGTAATATTGGTTTTCTAGCACCCCACATACCGCCAAGTATTTCTGTGTTATGCTCAGGATGATCTCTCATGACATGAAACAACTTATCTGACTGTAACCACATATTAACAGCTTCAGACTCTCTAGACGATAACCTAGAGTCTGTATCCCTGGATATCATTACTTCGCAGTCGCTGTCTGCGATTGCTTCGAACCTCCAAAACATTCCAGACCAATCTCCTGGTACACTCATATAGATAATCTCTGCATCTAGTTCAATTAGTTTTTTTATAATGTCTTTAGGAACTGATGTGCCACAATAGAACCTAGCAATCCACCCTGGATATACTGATTTGATCTGTTCAGCATTTCTTATTGCGCCGATTGTATACTTAGGGTCATGACCCCACAAACTATAACATATTAATTTTTTCATATTATTTTTCCTATCTCTTTATGGATCGACCATTGTTCCTATGTTTTCTCCTAGACGTTGAATATTCGAATCTATTTCAAAATTTATGGCGTCTAGATATGAATCTCTGCAAACAGCTTTTAATATTACTAAAGAATCTATGTTTAACAATTCTATTGCGGATATGTTGTTTTTTGATAACAAACGACTGTCGCCAGAACTTTGACTTTTTTCAACATAGGATTGATTCAGATGTATTTCTGATGTCTTGATTAATTCTTCTCTCTTTAACTCTCTGTTACTTAGGTATTCTTCCGGGATATCTTTAACGTACTCTTCAACACTATGTATCATGTGGTCATAGTGTAATACCATTTTGTTGCTAACATCGCAGCCGTTGAATACATTTATTCCAAATTTGAAATATTTTTCTAGTTTGCAAAGTAATGAATGTATCCCTTTAGACGAATTAATCCATTGTCTGTAAGTTTCCGTACTTTGCAATGTTTCGAATTTGTCAAAAAGAGCATAAGACGCTGCGCACTCTAATGGCATGCGATATTGGTAATAAAGATTTGAAATCTTGTTAGAATGTATTCGAATCAACCCACTATCAAAGATCAACCACCCTTGCTCCTCTTTAACATAATGACATTTTTCGATATCAGGGTGCAAAATTCTTAATATTGATTCTGCAGCGCACGATCCGGATCTTGGAGGAGCTAATAATACATTCATTTTATACAAACTATCCTTTACTATTTTCAAATTCTCGAGGCACACCGAGATAACGCTTCCAACAATTGAAATTGCGATACCATGATCATTTTCATAAGTTGAAACCTTCTTTTTTTCTATTTAAATATATTGTGTGATCTGGATCTCCTTCTAAACTATTTTTTTGCCATAGTTGATCGTGACCGCAAGAACCAGCTTCTGCATATTCTGGCATAAACTCGGCAAACTTAATCCGAGTATCTTTATCGGCCATTACAATATCAGGATGAAGATGTCTTATAATTACTTTATCGATATATGTCTGTTTGTTCAATTTAGTACCTACTTCTGTAAATTCCGCGTCGGACCAAAAACTTTCATATGATGGATGATATATATACCCAAACCTATCGTAATATTTTCGTCCTAAGATGCATAATGTATTTAAATCCTCTCTCCAGCCGTCAAAGAACCATAAAACCCCGTCAGTATCTGGATAATACTTGAGCATTTTTGCTCTTATTATCTCGTCAAAACCTTTAATTTCTGGAATCATGTCGTCAGATATGAGCACCATAATATCCCAATCTGTTGTTGGTATATCTGCATTAATAGCCATTATCTTTGAAGTGTTGTCGCTATAGAAATACTTAAGATTCTTCTTTGAATCCATATACTGTTTTGCAGCATCTGTAGTCATCGTGTCATCATCGGTGTCGACACTAATAACAAACTCTGAATTATCTAAATCTGTAGCGTAATCATAATATCTGTCTAGACATCTTTGAAATTTGAGTGGGCGATCACGGGTTGGATATTTGTATAATATTTTCATTTTAGAGCCCTATTAATTTTGCCGTTGCAGCAATTTTTTGCCCGACTGCTACGGGGCTAGCGCTTTGCTGCCACCATTTTCCAGTGGCGGTCTTAAGATATGTTTTATTTTTCTCTATATATTCTTTAACGCCTAAAACGCATTCTCCAGATTTTGGTAACGGCAGATAGGGTAAGTTTTCATAATACCATACATCTGGCAAAATATCGTGTACTATAATGCAGCCTGCTGATGCCGCCTCAAACAGTCTGAATGTTTCTGCGCTAGCGCCAGAGAATACAAAAGAAGTTTCGAAACTAGACATGAATTCTGAGTATGCTTTGCTATCTAAACTAGTTTTTGAACTGAATTCTTTTGATTGAACAAATGGTCCAAACCCATTATAAAAAGCCCATGTATATGGACACGTATCATGGGCGAAAGAATCAGCAATGTTTTCTACTTTTTGTTTTCGAAGCTCAGAGATCTGCCCTATAAATCCGCCAGGAATTCTTTTCTGGTTGAAAGAATTTGGATTGTAATTATTACAAACTCCTAATGGAATCGTTATAACGTTTTCAGGTTCAGGATCTACTATTAATTTTATGTGTCCTGTTGGAGAACACTTTGCCGCGTATTCTTGAGCGGTTTCTGGTGTTGGCGATATGTTTTTCATTTTAGGATAATTTTTAACAACCATTTTTACTTTTGGATCATCTAAAAAGTGGCTTATTGACTTATGATGTTCATTCCCACAAATCATTAATATATATTGGTCGACATTATCTGGAATTGTTGATTTATATTCTAAATTATCTGCGTGGGAGATTTGATATACTGGCAGATTTAAACCATTATCAAACGCAACACAGAAAATATTTGTTAAATATTGGTTATTAACATTTTCTTTTTTTGAATGATATATCATATTTCTTCCGTGTTTGTGGAAGTATTCCTTCTGTATAAGTAAAGCTTTTCTGCGGTTACTGACGTTCTTTGAAACAAAGTAGTCATACGGAAATTAAAGTCGGAGTCTTCTGATAAAAGCGTTCGAAGCCCTAACCCGGGTGGTTGGAATCTGATTCCTAAATCCCAAAACGGTTTAAGAAACATTGATGTAACTCCAGCAGTTTCGAATTCTCCAGTAAAATAATGGTTGACTTTTGGGTGAGATGCGCCTAATTTAACAAGCTCAAGCACTGATTCTGGCGCTATTACCGTTATATCTGTTTCACGATTAAATCTATTTTTATTGTGTAATTTAACGTCGTCTTCGCTCCAACAATGGTGAAAACCGCACAAGTTATGTACGGTATTTGTGTGTGTCAAAGTATTATACTGCATTTCAAGCCTGTCTTTCAATGATATATCATCTGCGTCGTGAGACGTACATATCTCTGCGCCAGATGACTTTATCGATTCATTTAAGCCATGCCATTTGCCTTTGTTTGAATCCGAATAGATTGTTCGGATTCTTGGGTCACTAGACTTTAAATTCTCGCATATTGATTTAACTTTTTCTAAATCATCAGAGCCGTCGTCATATATACATATATCTAAATTTTCATATGTCTGATTTTGAATAGACGCTATTGACTCTTGAAGATACTGACTATGATTGTAATTGCAAATTGTTACTAGTATTTTCTGAGATTTCATTCATTATTCCAGGTGGTTTTTTATCGATTGTTACGTAAGGTGTTTTTTGTGAAAAATCAACTTTTTGATGAAATATCCAACCGCCCATTTTTTCTTTAAGCTCGACAGCTAGTACTTTAATATCTTCGTCAGTTACGTCAGACCATGCCTTGTTAAAAAACATGTTGTTTTCTGGTGTATCTTCTTGTTTTATATTATACAGCGATTGCCAATGATTTTGCCAGAAATTTTGATATGTTTTTATCTTTCTTTCTAAATCAAACCATGAATAATGAAACACGCCTGGAACTGAGTCAATTAGCATATTGAATTGCTTATTGTATTCTTTTAAAGATTGCTCATCGCCTTGAAGCGCTTGAATTCTAAAATCATGCATTTCCTGTGTATAAAAGCTAGCATGCTGTAACGGCTCTTGTGTTTCCCTGTTTATTAAATCGCAACCGTCTGTGCCCTGTGCTGCGTACATATTCCCGTCTTCATCTGTTAGCTGCAAACGTTTAGGAATGCCATGTGTAATTGATTGTTTATTACGACTTAACCTCCATTTCCATGGATTGATATCGCATCTAACTTTTTCATACCCTCCCCAATATTCAATAACTGGTAAGGAAATTAAATCGACGAATACTGGAAATTGCCTTATGATTGCATGGATTTTAGTATAATGATCCTCATGAACGATCTCATCGACATCCATTTGCCAACAATACTTTTGAGTGCACTTATCTCTAGCTCTTGCTTTTTGCTGGCCGTCTTCAAGTGCTGCACGGGGTGCCGACCAATCGACTTTATTCTGGAACACTGCTATTTTTGGATTTTTTTCTGCTAAGGCTAGCAACGCTTCATATGTTCCGTCTGTAGAGCCTCCATCCATTACTACTACTTCTTCGCAAAAAGGAATCATTGACATGATCGATTGTACGAATGGATATGTTTGTGAAACACAATTGTATGTTGTTGTATAGCCTGAAATCCTAGGATACCAATCCATATCGTCAATTGTATTTAGCCAAAAATGTTCTGCTCTCCCTGTTAAATAATCCCACACATCAGACAACTCGCCTCCTTGAAAAGGGAACTCTTTCGCGTGCTGAACGTTATCATTAACTATAACCTTTATGTTTAATAGCTGCGCCTCGAGAACCATTCTAGGGCATGTATCGCCGCCGAGCGGAAGATAAACTAACCCAGCTGATTTTGATAGTTTTTCTAACAATTGGTCATGAGGTAATCCCCACACTACTTCATACTTTAAATTATTGTCTTCGCAATACTTAATAGATTCTTTCTTACCCTTTATCCACGATTCCGATCCTAAAACAATATATGTGTCGTTTGGTTCTTTGCCAGACAACTTTATCAGTTCATCTATCTTTTTAAAAGTGCGCTTAGAAAAAACTGAACTGAGGACTATCTGCCTAGAACCTTGATTTATATCGTCTAAGAAAGGATAGTTACTAGTGTATCTCCCTAACTGCTCATCAGACATCCAGAATACTGTTTTAGCTCCGTGCAGGAATGCAGAAATAATTTTGCCATGCATGCTCTCAGCGCAATCGCACGGAGATCCGGTGCTATACTCGTGCTTTTCAATCGATCTATATTTGCAAAATTTATAATCGTACTCTAAAACTGAATACTTTACGTTTTTAACGATAAGTGGAATTAAATTTGGATTCAAACTAGCGAAATTACCGAATACCCAGTATTTTTGGTAACCAGACTCGATTGTTTTTTCTGTAATTTGAGAAGCCTTAATCTTAAAAATATTAATATCAGATGGTACTGAGCTTATCAATGCCTCTGTTGTCAACTCTGCTCCGCCTGCATAATCTTCTTCGAAAAGATCTGCCACAAAAACAACATGGCAGCCGGGTGGAATTATAATTTCTTTATTAGATTGATCACCAAAAAGATCTTTATCAAACATACAATATCTCTCTTATTTTTGCTATAGCGCAGTTAATTTATATTAAACATATATAATTAATTTACGTAATGTACAATTAATTGTCATTACTGTACCATAATATACAGTAATATGAACAATTAGTTAACTTAGAAAGATTATTTAAATTACCCTGAATGATATGTGCATGCGACTAACTTGGATTTAAATCCAAGACTTGCATCGATTACGATGTCCGACCAGTCAATAGCCTCTGTTGCTTTTGCCACAGTATAATTGTGAAGTAAATCGTCGTCTTGTAGCATACCGTGACCAGAACGGATACTTGAACAAATATAATCTCCGACTTCTATATTTCCGCCAATATCTGTAACTAATATTTGACCCTCACCAATAGCGTTATATACATATAGCTGCCCTGGTATTGACCCGTTGTCTGTCCAAGCGCCTCTATATACTCCTACGACGGCTTTATCTTTTGCCTTTGTTGTTGTGGTTGTTTCAACCCAAGCATTTGATATTCCATCGCGATGGAGTACGTTACCTGTTGATATTATAATTGATCCTTCGGCTGGGATCTGATTATTTAGCAATTTTGTTGGATGCTGTCCCGTAAATGTAGTATAGGCGACTTCAGAGTTAATAGAGCCTACGATTGTAGAGCCTCCGCCTTGTGTAAACTCAACCCAGAAATTATCAGAGCCCATTGTTGTATCTTCACTATTTATTTCAAGTAACGCTTGGTTAGCGTCCATTTCAGTATCGTTACTTATAATTTTAACTAATGGATGTGCGCCACTAGATCGCCCTATAACCTTAAGGGCAGCATCACCACCATCATTTCCTGTGATAATGGCACCTTCACCGGTGATTCTCATTATTTCTGTGGAAGCAACATCATCGTTTTCGTCGATAATCGAAAGTCCTAATGAGAGATATCCTCCTTTGTCGTTGGCGGAGTGGTCTTCTGCTGCATATGCTGCGATAAATGCAGATGCCTCTAGAACAGATGATGGTACATTCCCATCGGATGAATCAAAACCAATTGCGCCTAATAAGTCATCGGCAGCAGTTGATGAATCTCGACGGACGATCAACAGACCAGGTTCTGCAGCCGCAGAGCCCCCGTCACCGCCGAGCATCGATACTCCGTTTGAGTTAATCCTTGCAGTAACAACGTTGTTGGCAAGCACATCGATTATGCCATCATCTTCACCAGACAAGTGATACATTTTAACTATAACATCAGAGCTTGCTGAATCTTTTAATTGAAGTGTAGTTTGATCTGCCGTGGCGCCTTTAATTTCAACTGTTGTCGATGGCGCTGCGATCCCTATACCTATACGATCTGTAGCGCCATCGACAAAGAACATATGATCTTCGTTACTAGATTCAATCCTAAAATCAACGTCGACTCCGCCTTCGTTAAATACGACTTTATTCTGTGTGTCTTCGTCTAATATCATAAACGCGACTCCACCAGCCGTAAAATCTATTTGATCCGTAGTAAAGGCGATCTTAGTATCTGTGTCGCCATCGTGAATTAAATTATTGGCAAACTTAACGCCGTTATTTCCGGAAAACACTGGTATTTGAGTACCACTAAATGTTACAGCGTTGGTAATATTACCGGAGGTTCCATCGAACGTTAATGCCGTATTACCGCTGGCGTCTTTTATATCGTTTCCTGCGACTGTAAGATCGCCCAAGACTGTTACATTTTGATTTGCATCAATTGTAATAACGCTTTCACCATCGCCATTTTTAAGACTTTCGCCGTTAGGTATCTGAATTGACCCTGCGAACGTTGCAACTCCGGTTGATGGAAGTGTTAACAGTGTTAGATGAGAATTAACCCCTGCCCCTGTAGATCCTGCTGGCGGCGTAACTTTAAATTCGATTTGGCCGCCGGCGCCTGTACCGGTTGATGCTCCTCCGAGAATGCTTAATGTTTTTCCGGCGGTGTCTGTACCTGAAACGTCTGAAACGTCAATTGCTGCATTTTGACCATTACCAAACGCTAATGTACCACCGGCGATCTCAACAATTCCGTCATGAGTAATTCTCATTCTTTCCGTAAGACCACCATCGCCACCATCGTTTGTTGCAAACGTAAGATTCGTATCGTGCAAAGCCATATTTGAGCCGGCTGTTGAATCTCTTTCGCCACGTATAGCAGCACCGATACTATCCGGATCTGTCTCTGTTCCGGAATCAAACGCTATTCCTGAGAATGAATTGTCTCCATCATCTAGATTTTTGAGTAATATTTGAAATTCGTTGTTAACGTTTCCAGCTGCGGCTTGTGTAGCTGTGTTTTTATTTATTGTCAACGTTGCACTATTCGCATCGGGAGTTGATAGACTTGCTCCGATAGAAAGCTTTTGTGCCGCCATGTTGATAACTGCGCCAGTACCATCTATTATCAACGGCACTTTTAAACTTTGGCTTCCTGTCAGTGAAAGAGCGTTAACACCTATAAGACTAGTTGTTGCGCCAAAGAAATCTGCTGAACCTGAGAAAACTACCCCTCCAGCGAATACTGATGCTGTTTTACCAAAAGCAGCCGTGTCGCTGCGAAACCCACCAGAAACATACAAAAGTACGTCTGATCCGATATTTTCTGTATAATGGTCTGCTCCTTGAGTACCCGCAAGAGCAAACGATGCCGATGAAGCCATTTTTGAATCATTGGAGCCTCCATGCACTCCTAGATGGAATGCTGATGAATCTCCTGTTGAAGCTAGTTGGGTTAGAGTTTTTACCGTATTATTTCCATCATCAAACTTAAGATCGTTTCCGTCTCGGACTATAGAAGTATTTGCGTCGAATACAAGGCTACCAGACGTTGATATATTCTGAGTGGTATTGATGCTTCCGGAGAACATAACATCCCCACCAAATAGAGCTGTACCTTTAATTGTACTACTATTTAAACTTCCGATTGTACCAGAAACATAAAATGATATATCGTTACCTTCAAATTCAGTGACCCCGCTAGCGATGACGCCTTGTTTCATAATTTTAACATAGCGGTTATTTACTGCAGTATATGCCATATCTAACATTTCAATACCGCCAGTGTAATTACTTAAACGGTCTGCTTCGAATTTCAAATATGTATCCGTATCTCCATCATGACGTATTTTTTCTGCAACGTCTAGATCAGATTTAAATGCTGCAGCTTGATTAACCTCGAGAGAACTAGATAGTAGAACTTTTGCGTTTGCTGGAGTACTAGATCCTAAAATGGTTGTATAATTATCATAGGTTACCAAACTATCGCCTATAGCAACTGAATAATTCCCTGCAACAGCGGTGTTTCTACCCATTGCGACAGAATATTGGCCGGTTGCTGTATTACCTGATCCTCCGATTGCCGAAGCGTATGCTCCAGATGCTGTTGCATCGTCACCGCCAATTGCTAATGAATGAGCTGCTGTTGCGTCCGTATTATTTGTTTCACTCGATCCGATTGCTAATGAATAATTTCCGGTTGCTTTGGCTCTTAACCCTATAGCAACGGCATCAGTTCCGGAAGCTACCGGGACATTTGCAGAGCCGGCGCCAAATGTTCCGTTTTGTGCAAGCGAAGTTTTATCAATTATTCCATGACCGCCGGTTAATAAACTTCCACTAAAAACGACGTCTCCTTCAAACACAGTGACTCCGGTGTGAACAGCCTCTGCCGCACCGCCATTCCAACCAGAAACATAAAGATGCATATCAGGTTTTATACCGGCATCGTCCCCTATTGAAATATAGTCTAGGCCAGCGTTAACGTTTATCATTTTAGGCTCAGATACTGTTTTAACTACAAAATCTAGATTTGTATTTGAATCTGGGTTGATTTCTACTACTGAATTTGCAACATCTTCTAACATCTTTATTGCTTTAATTCCACCCGCAGTTAATTCTAATAGATCTGGCTGAAAGCGTGCGTGGGTGTTTGCGTCGAAGATGTGTCTGATGTATTCTGCGACATGCAAACCAAAAGACGCCGTTAAAGAATTACTAGCGATAACCACTCCGGAGAAGTCTGACCCTGTAAGTGTTGCAACTTTACTATCATCAATTGCTATTTCCGTACTGTCTATCAGCAAACCACCGTTAGCTTTAAGATCAGTACTAAAAGTAGTTCCCGACAAGTCTAGACCATCTCCGGCTGTATAAGTTGTATCTGTATCAACTAATGATTTTAATTGTGTTATTGTTATTTTTTTAGTAACATTCGAATCAGATGCATCAGCTAAAGCAATTGCATCAGACAGATTGCCGGCGTTACCATCAGCTCCAAGAGCATTGATATCTAATGTTAATTTGTTACTAGCTGATCTTCCTACACCAGACCCTGTAAGCGCATATATCAAGGATCCTATTGAAGCTTTTTTAGTTGCTGGCGTTCCGCTAGTATCATGAAAAGTAATTAAATCTGCTGCTACGTCAATGTCAGCCGCAGTTAATGTTGAAATATCTGTATTAACAACCCCAGCTGTTGAAGCCAGGCCGGCGCCAGCTAGCTTTGCTGCTACATGTGCTAAAGTAATTTTCTTTGACTCATTTGTAGTTTCTGAAACATCTGCTACTGCGAACAAATCTGCGGTATCGATATTCGAATTGGTTAATGACCCTGAGAGACTATTAATATCTAAATTTAAACTAGATTCAACCCCTGCTAAGAGCTGACTCGCTAAACCGTTCCCTGCTGTCACTGAAGATATTACAGTTTCCGTATAAGTCCCCGAGTCTCTTGTGGCTAAAAATAATGATCCGGTAGCCATAAAAAGACTTCCGCTATTATTTAAAATCATGTCAGCTAATCCAGCCCGACCGGTATTTGCTCCAGCACTTTGATCACCTAAAACAATTGCTCCGGACAAAAACAAGTCTGATGTCTGACTTAAATCAACCTCTATTACTTGTTTTTCAGCAAAAAGTGTTCCGGAAATGACCACGTCACCGCCAAATAATACTACTTCGTTTCTAGCTGATCCAGAAACAGAATGTTTCGAACCCGAAACGAAATACCAGACGTCTGTACCTACATTTCTTAATAAATCAGCATTATAATTTCCATCAACGTCAGTCGCAGCTGATGCTGAATACATCATTGCGCTAGGAGACGTACCCACTGCTGACCCTGACACGATTATTTGAGAGGTTCTTAACTGTTTTATTCTAAAATCTTTTGACATTATTTTCTCCTAGGACGTAACTAACCACCTGACATGGCCGTAAAACGGCGCAGAGGTTGTTATTCGAAATTTTGTATCTGATAACCAATATGCTGCAACTTGAATGGTGCCATGTGCTCTTGACGGAATATCTATATTTCTGTTTGCGGGGCTGTTATAATCAGATCCAGTATTGTATGTATCTGGCAATTCTACAATTGTTGCGTTAATATTAGCTGGCCGTCTTACTAATTGTAATATGACATCTTGAAAAGATTGGCCGGCATCGAAGTTAGCAAACCCTTCTTCTAATTGCCCGGTAGAAGCTGCGCCCATTAGCCTAACACCTGAAGTATTTGAATATCAATTGTGCCGTCAAATGCTGCAGTAACTTCAAAAACAGCTCTTTGTGTCGTAAGCTCTATTATTCTAGCTATTACCATATCACCGGATGTTGAACTTACGCCGTGTGTTATAGTTGGAATCGATTCATACACACATTCGAATACGTATGTTGCAGTCGTAATTCCTGATGCTTCTGTAAATATTAAAGAATGCGACTCTAACAATATTGATTTATCAGATATTACGGCCATTCTTGGTGTTTTTCTTAAAGCCGGGTACAATTTTTTGTATCTTTGACGATCTATTTTTTTAAATGTTGTTGCACCCATGTTAATCTCCTATAATATTAACCCTGCAGCAGAGGCAAGATCAGATCTCTGGCCTTTACTTAGGTTAATATGCGCAGCTAAATTTGAATTTCGAAACCTGTCTATAACTATGCTCAATCCGGAAGACTGTCTATCAATATATGGTGTATCTATTTGATCGATGTCTCCTAACAACACAATTTTGGCTCCTTGTCCTATTCTTGTTATGATAGTTTTAAGCTCATGGATAGTTGCGTTTTGTGCCTCATCAACGATAACAAATGAATTGTTGAATGTACGACCGCGAATATATGGTATAGGCGCGACCTCTATTTCACCGTTTTCTACCATAGTATGAAAGTATGATATATCCTTAAAAGCATGGCGTACGTTATCTAAGATAGGCATTAGCCATGGTTGCATCTTATCTTCCATGCTGCCTGGCAAATACCCTAAATCTCTTCCTACAGGCTGAAGAGTTCTAGTTATAACTAATCTTTCGTATCCAGATTTGAACTCTTCCGGAAATGCAGACCCTATTGTTGAAGTGAAAGACTTATTTTTTAATCCATAAAGCCCAGCCATCAAAGCTAAAAACGTTTTTCCAGATCCAGCTAGCCCAGTTAAAGTAACTAGTGGAATATTTGGGTCTAATAATGCCTCAACAGCAAAACTTTGTTCTGAATTTCTAGGTGTTACGCTAATAAACCCGTCCATTTCATGAGTTAGCTTTTTAATTCCGTCTGGCTTGTTTATCCCTAGAAATGATTGTGATTCACATTTTCCAATAATAAACCCGTTTGGCTCAATGTCGATATCTATATTTAAAGAGCCTTTAGAATAGAAAGAATTGACTTCATCTCTTGTTGCTGCATAAACCTTGTACCCTTTAAGATTGTCGACATCTTCTATATGATCCTTATAGTAATCTTCTGCGTTAACGCCAACTGCGTCGCATTTCACTCTAAGATTAATATCTTTTGTAATTACTAAAACTATGCTTTCCGGATGCTTTTCCTGCAGATATTTTGCGCATGCGATAATTTGATTATCGTTGTAGTTTGCGTCTAGGCCTTCCGGAACTAAACTCTTTAATGATTTAGTTACGTAACGAAACCTAGTATCCGTATCTATGTCTACCGTCCATCCTTCTTCATCCTTTTCAATAATTCGAAGCGAATCTAGATATCGATTAACATATCTAGCAGATTCTCCTAATAAACCTTGCTTTCCTTTAAATTTATCTAACTCTTCTAGAATGCATAGTGGCAACACTATATCATTCCCTGTGAATTGATGAATTGCCAGTTTGTCGTAAAGCATAACGCTAGTATCGACTACAAATATTTTTCTTTGCATAAAATCCTCATACAAGTTAGAGTGCAGTGGTACAATTAATATTGGAGGTTTAAAATGGATAAAATTTTAAAAAACACAACATGTTTTAAAGAACATGAAAAAGCAAATAAGAATTGTGAAAAACGAGAATGCCGGCAATGGATGGAATGTTCAAAACATAACAATTGCATAATTCTAGCTAGTCAAGGAGGACCTAAAACTTTACAAGAAATCGGCGATTTAAATGGTCTTACTAGAATGCGCATATGTCAAATTGAAAAGTCAGCTCTTAAAAAAGTTAGGGAGTTATTATATAAAGTTATGTAATCACAATTATTATATTTGTTAACTTAAAATGGGGATCTTAGATCCCCATTTTTTATTTGAAAGAACCTTATTGCTTCTTATTTAACGGCATGCATATTCTGTTTATGCTTTGTTTGCTTTGTCCATTGCTACGGTAAGCTTAACTAGTTCAGCGGCTTGAGATTTTAATAATCGTAGCCCTTTTCTAGCTCTGACTCCTGCAGATGCATTTCCGTTTGCGTTCTTATGTACGTCTAAATCAACAGATTCGATTAGTACTTTTAGCTCTTGCCATTTTTCTATAACTGGGTTAGTGCTCATTTTATTCTCCTGTAATTAAGGGTGATTTTGTTTTGACCGTCGTGGTTAACTGATTAATTAATTTTGTTATTTTCTTTGTGTTATCTTGATTCTCTAACTCTAATGCTAATAAATATATCATGTGATACATTTGATTCTGATTAATTCCGTGTGTTAAAATAACCTGAACTATTTCGCGTGTCTTAGATTTATCTAAAATATCTTCTTCGTCTTTTACCTTTAAGCCGGATTTTGAATTATTCATACTGCTATTTTCCTTGAAAAAGGTTGTATTTTATACTTTCCGTGTCCGGATATAGACAAGATCTTTCCAGACACAACGTCGTTTTCAGTTTTACGATCGATAATTATATCTTCCGGAAATTTACTGTTTTGTAAAACAAATAAAACATGCTCCCAGTCCGCTACGCCACAACTATAACTATTTAATATGTTTTTTAAAGACTCTGGAAGCATTAATGCAACGTCATCTTTAGCCATCACAGCGCCTATCTCTTGACCTGACAATATTTCAGATTTTGCGATATCGAAAATGTTGTGAACCACTCCGCAATTATTACATTCTGCGTGCTTTGGTACAACAGTTTCAGAATCGTCGATTACTGAAAATACTACAAATTGATGATATGGCGCCTTGTAACTGGCCTTATATTGTGGCAGTTTGCAATGGCATTCAACCAAATGTTTAATACAATCCATGAGTATATCGATCTAATATTTATTTTTTAGTAGCTGTTTGATTCATTAGTAGCTCATAACCGTTTGCCGCATAGAGATCGATAAACGTTCCTGTTAAATTTGTTATTTTCTCGAGATCAGGCCTAGATACATTAATTGTACCGGTAGAATTAGCTTCGATTAAGTCTCTTACTAGATTTGATTTAATCATTTCGACTATGTCTCTGTAAGTTGATAGTATTAGTTTTTGTTCTGTCATTGGTTACCTCTCATATAATTATGTCTTAAGACACTATAGTTGTAAAATTATTTATTATTAGTTACTAAAAATCCACCAATTGAGTTAATCTGCTCAACGAATTTAGAACTTAACTCATCAGCTTTTAAAAAAACTTGCCATGGTAATATTTCTGTTTTGCCTTCTATTTCTATTTCGCATGCGTTGTAACAAAGATGGTTGTAGTATGGTATTGCGACATCTAACTCATCTTTGATAATATTTGTTCCAGCAGATGCTTTTAAACAAACCTTTAGAGAATCATTAGCTAATCCTGCAATTCTTTCATGCAACATTTGAGCCGATTCTCTTTCCATTTCAGGCGTATTTTTTATTTTATCCATCAAACTTCGAACTAATCTTTTTGGGGATGTTGTTGGATCAGCTATAACGACGTTTTCTTGAACAGAAACATTTAAAAGCTTACCAAACTTTTCTAAAAAATTCGTCTGCATAGTATCACCCATCATAGGCGTGATTGGTGTAGCTCCGCTTATTGCTGCTAAATCTGCGTGTGAATTGATATTGCTTAATTCATCTCCGTATACAAACGGGATGACGCTTAATCTGTTTTTTTGCCAATTAGTTGCTAAAGTAGATATAACCTCAGAAGGATACGATCTGGCTAATAATATCAGTTTTGACTTATTATCATAACAATAAGTCAATAATTTATTTAACTCCGACACAGAGGCAGGAGCTCCTTCGATAATTAATACTAATGAATTATCTAGCTTTATATCTGATGTTTGGATTTGACTTGAAAACCTAGGATCTAGATTCATTGCAATTGAACACCCAGAAGCTATTTTTAGTATATCTTCTCTGGTTTGTTCTTTTGAAACTATTACCTTCCCAGTCGACCCTAAGACATCAGGTATGTTTTTAAATATACTTCTAGATCTTTCGTTCTTTAATAGACCCTGGGTTATCCTAGATGCTTCTGCTGTTGAAAGCCTCAATGTTCTCTTTAACTTATAATTGCTAACAAGAAATTTTAAAAGCCACAATTCAGATCCAGGTACGGCCTTTTTTGCGTTATAAAGATAATTAACCAATATGTTCTTAAGACATAATGATGGGCCTGAATAAGTTTTATTAACGATATAATGGAATATGTTAATCCACGAAATCAAATCCTCATTGAGCAACACTTGATGATGCTCAATGTCTAAACATTCTTTTATTAAATTACGATATATACTTTTATTGCTTTTAACAAAAACACGATCCACGTGCACCTCAATGAATATCTTTTTTAGATATGTCTACATCTGTCGTAATAAGCTTTTCGCCCTTTTGTTGGGCAAAACATAATAACCTTGATAATGTTCCCAAAATCAAAGTTATTATGCATAATGGCCATGACAGCTGATGTATTAATAAACTATATACTAATAATAATTCAGGCATTCCAAATGTTATTTTCAAGAATCCCTCCAAAGATTGTTTGATGCGTATCTCAATATTTCTTCAGCGCTATCAGCATTATAGTCATATTCTTCTATTAATGTTTGAATCATTTCGCCGTGCTTTTTACGTTGATCGTCATCTCGGGATCTACTCTTTGTCACAATACGTGCCATGTCTTTTACAGAGTTGATTAAGTAAGCCTCAATAGCTTCTTTCAAAGGCTCATATGAAGTGTAATCTACCTTTTCACCATGACGCAATTTTGCGAACATGTAAGCTGTAACGTCAGATCTAAATCCTTGTCTTGAAGAACCGGTGATACCGATAACCTCTTCGATCGATTTCATTAACTTTTCATCAGCTACTCTTTCTTCGCCAGTAAGCTCATCTCTCATTTTCTTAGTCGTCGTATATGCCTCTGCGTTATCTAGATACGTATCGAACAACGATTGTGCTTGCTCTTCGTATGCAGTAATAAATGCTTTAGCTATTTCGGTTTCTAATATTCGAAGATATTCTTCTCTTACTATTTTTTGAATGATTTCAAGACAATGCTCTCTGAAATCTTGATCGATTATTTGCTCTTTAACCATTTTAGTTAGTGACTTCATTACCCCGATTGGAGTGATACACTTTTTAGAATGATCTGTTAGTGCATGATCGATTGCTTTCATAATGAATCTAGTTGAAATCCCTTTCATACCTTCATCACGTACTTCTTCACGCAAATCGTTAATATCAATTTT